AGGACGTTGTTCGTGTCCATCAGATGCGCATAAAGCTTGTTCGCGTCGGCGATCATGAGCTGAGATGGATCGCGTTTCTCCGGAAGAATGGGCCTAAACACCGGAGGGATTACGGGAATCTTTGAGATCAGGTACGCGTCCTGAGGCTTGATTTTTTCTTTCTCGAGCGCCGTCAAGTACTTGATCTGCTTCACGATGTTGTCGAGGTCCGGCCCCTTCGCTTTGACCATCTGAGCGCGCAGGTCAGAGATCCGCTTTTGCGCGTCAATCTTACTCAGCTCAGTGTGAAACCATTTGCCGCCGTGGTCATGGAGGCGTTGCTCGAAGTCCTTCTGAGACAGCCCCAGTAGCCTGCGAATCGGCTCAATGAACACCGGATGGGGTACGGACTCATGCAAATCGATGTGGCTGTAAAGCGTCCCCTGCGGACCGCCGGTCTTGTTGGGGTCGAACAGGCCGCCGGTCTCGGGCTTGAGGTTCTTCGCGATCAGGGTCTTCGTGTTCTCGATCGCACCCCGGCTGCGCGCGAGGACGTCCTTGTCGGTCATGGGCAGCAGCTTGAACTTCGAACCCCGCTTGTCGACCTTGACACCGGATCCCTCGAGCATGGCCGTGAACTTGTTGAACGCGAAGGACGGCTTCGGTGTAGGCAGGGGCGACCCGAGCTGAACGGCACGCCAGAACTCGTCGTTCTTCTGGCCCTTGATGGACGCCGCCTCCTGCAGGAAGTGCCGTGCGTTGTGGGCGACGATGGCGTCGAACTCCATCTTCCCGATGCCCTTGGCGCTCTCATCACCGCCGGTCTTGAGCGGCTGCTCGTTCACGTCGTAGGGGCCAACGCCGTGCCCTGAGAAGTTCGTGTCCGTGCTCTTGAAGAGCTTGTAGATGAACTGCCGCCCAACGAGAACGCCCTTGCCGTCAGGACCCTTGATTGTCCGCTGCGTGCGCGGGTCGTAGACGTGCTCTTTGTCCTTGATGTTGTGCTGCTTCAGTAGGTCTTTGGCCCACTTGACCGCATTTTTTTCTTCGGCGTTGTCATAGAGAATCGGCCGCCGAGTCTTTTCGACGACCTTGCCCACAGCGGTCTCAATGATCTGCGCAGGGTTGATGCGCGACACCACGCCGGCCGAAGTAAGGATCAGGTCGAGGGGCCGTCCCTTCTCGTCCTGGATCATCTCGTGGTCGGGGACGATCTTAGCGACCACGCCCTTGTTGCCGTAGCGCCCGGCGAGTTTGTCGCCCACGTTCATGCGCTCGTGCGTTTTTACGAGGATGGCGATTTGGTTGGGGCTGCGGAGAACTTCAACGACCTCCCCAGGCGTGCCGTGCTCCCATTGCAGCGTTACCTCGCGGTAGGGCTTGGTCAGCGATTTTGAGATTCGGCCGAGCATCAAGTCGACGCCCTGGATCTGCGCCTTGGTCAGGCCCAGCACCAGCGGGTCCTTTGGGTCGACGCGGGTGCCCTTCCGAATCACGCCGCTGTCATCCAGCTTCTCGTATTGCTGCGGCGTGTACTTGTTGCCGTAGAAAGTCTTGTGCTTGCCCTTCGAGAGTTCGATCTGCGAGCTCAGGGGGTAAATCTCCCGGTACATGTGCTCACTGGTCAGCTTCTGGGCGCAGCCCTCGCTGATCACCACGGCGTCGTTGGAGTTCAGCCCGTGGTAAGGCATGTAGCCGACGAGCAGGTTCTTACCGAGCGCGAGGGTGCCGTTGCGCGTGAAGTTGGAGTCGCCGAGGCGGTCGCCGGCGTTGACTTTCTGCCCAGGCTTCACGCTCAATTCGTGATGCAGGTAGGTCTTTGAGGGGAAGGGGAAGTTGGTCTCGAAGGGGACCTTGATGAGGCCCTTTTCGTCCTTGGCGGCGGAGGTCTTGGCCTCGCGAAGATCTGCCCCACCCACCAGATCTGCCGCCTCCTTCGACGTAGGCACGTACCCAGGGGCGCGCACCTCGACCCCCGGCATTTTTCGGAAGGCAGCGACCATCGGCTCGTAGTGATCGTAGAGCTCGACACCCTTCGCGTGTCGGCGCTCAGGGTCTGCTGGCTTCCCCTGCTTCAGCGCTTTTTGAACCATGCGGTTTAGACGGGCTTTGAGCAGAACATCGCGCGGCGCGTCCATCAAGATGACGCGATGACCCCGCATAAGTTCAGGGCTCGACAGGAGGGCGGTGCCCTCCATGATGTGCGGCGTAGTGAGGTTCTTGAGGCTGTCAGCCACGGCTGCGCGCTGAAGTTGATGGACCTTCTCGTGGTCGCTGTCCCGCATCGCCTCGGCCATACCGGGGACCTCATCGAACCGGTGCAGTGGAAGCCCCGTCTGTTCTGCGAGAGACTTGGCGAAGGTCGACTTACCGGCACCGGAATGACCCGTGACCATAACGTGTTGAGTCGGGGGGTCCTCAGCCGTCTTCTCGTTTTTGTGGTGCTCGTCGATGTGCTGCTGAAGATGGTTCCAGTCCTTAAAGAACCGGCGGTTGGCAAACCGAATCGTCGGTGAGTTGAACTTCACCGTGTTACGGTGAAACTCCTCGACTTCTTCCGGCGAGTGCCCCACGACAAACTTGGTGTCGGTGACTTTCCACGGGGCCTTGGGATCCAGCTCTCCGTTTGCGTTGAGCCGCTTCTGTTTGTCGTAGGCGTAGATGAGCCCGTCGTGGCGATCTCCAACAAAGAAGTCCAGAGAATCACCATCGGGTCCGATGTACCCCGGGAGGTGCCCGTAGTCTTCGCTGCTGCCCTTGGCCTTGGTCTGCCCTTCAGCTTTGTGCCCGGTGCCCTTCTTAATCTCGATGTTGAAGGTGAAGGGCCCGAGCTTCTTCTGCTCAAGGACGGGACGGTCCTCCGCCTTCTTCTCCCTGTGCGGCCGGATGGAGAAGGTGAAGGGGCCGAGGGTCTTGGGGGTGACGCGGGCGGCCCCCGCCTTCTCGGTCTCGACAGCGCGGAGGTACTTCCCAGGGATGTGCCCCGAGGTAGTGTGTACCGCGACATGGGGGACATCGGGGGCGTAGAACCCCCTGTGATCCGGGTCGTTGTACGTCGACCAGTACTCCGTGGGCGTCTGCTGGTGGAGTGCGTCCATCTTCGCGGAGTCGATGTAGTGATGCCGCGTTCCCGGCTGGTCGGAAGGCTCATACGGCTTCAGCTCCATGCCGTAGAACTTTGTGTCGGGCTGGTCGCGGAGAAGCGCGTCTTTGTCGATGGCCACGAGGGCGAGGTCGTGCGCGATCGTGGGGTGCTTGGGCGAAAGTTTCACACCGTGCGGGATCGGGTGGAATACAGCGTTGGGCCCCTGGCTGGAGTACGCCTTCCAGGTGCGGAGATTCTTGCGGATGTCTTTCGCGAGCTCGCTGGGGGTCTGGCCGCGCCCTTCGGCCGCTGCCGCGAGCTGGTCCGGGTGGTTGAGTAACGACTTCCCGCTGTGGAGCCCGTCCCGCAGAATGGCGGGGAGCGCTGCGGCGGGGACGTAGGAGTACAGAGCCTGTTGCGCGGCGCCCTTCTTCTCCCCGTGCGGCCGGATGTAGATGTACCCGTTCTCGATCTTCTCGACGGTTCCGTGCACCGGCGAAGTCGGCACTGTCATGTGCCCGTAGATGCTCTCAAACGAGACTTCTCCGGGCAGATGGCTCTTTACCTGAACGAAGGGCACTTCGCGCTCAAGCAGCGGCAGAGCCTGGGTCCCCATCTTGGAACCCATGATCGCGCGGTTACCCTGGATGTTGTGAATCATCGGGATCAGGCTCGTCGCGGGCGAGTACTGATGCGACACGTGCATCATCTCGTGCGTCACTCGCGAGCCAGGAACGCTTTGCACAACGCCGTTCACGAACGCCTGAACCGACCCTTTGAGATTCTGCCCCGGAAACGCGACAATGTGTTTCGTCAGGTCGCCGGCTTTGATGAAGACTTGCTTGCCAGTCTTGATCTCTTTGACTGTGCTGTACAGGTTGCCTCGGTCGTCTCGATGTGCGGCGATGGTGGCGCGGATGTCCACGCCCGCGTGCCCCGAGTTGCCGGACCAGTGGCCGATACCGGCACCATAACGGATGTACATCAGCCCGCCAGGCACCGTGGCGCAGTAGACCATCCCATCGTGTGGTTTGACGTAGTAATGGTTTTTTCTTGGGAGGGCTTGCCGGTAGCGGTCCCGTAGCAGCCGGACCTCGTACACATCGAGATAGCGTTCTTCCCGCTTGTCGGCGTACTGGTGAATTCTCGGAGATTTTCCGAGAGAAATGGCTAGGCGCTCGAAGTCCGCTGCAAGTCGCGAACTCGTAGTGCAAAACACTTGTTGTTTGTATTTTTTACCGGTAGCGCGAATGCTATCTACGCGGCCGTCGCCGAGAAGCAGCGCTTCAAGAAGATTCTCTCGCGCCTCGATAGATGCGTTGAAAAAATACTCAGGGATGTACTTGTCTTGGCAGAACCCGAACGGCTCCAGATAGCAAGCAAGCTGTTTTCCGCTGATCACAAATGCCCTGGAGTTCGAATCGTACCGCCAGCCAAAGGGCAACCGGGAAAGCAGCGCGGAGATCGCCTCACAACAATCAGGATTGGCGTTGTGGCACTGCGAAATCAGAGTGTGCGTTAGTCGGTCCTCGTGGCGGCCGACTGAGCCTTCTGAGAGATACCAGCCCATGAAGGCCGCCCAATCCGCCATGGGAATAGGCCCAACGTTTTGTACGTTGGGCGCCCCGGTGACTTCAGGGAGCTGAAACGTATCGGGCCCCGATCCAACGTAAGCTGCATGGCCGGTGTCAAACACGCGGGGCTTACCGTGCACCTCGTCAGCGCGGGCAAAGCGCCAGCCGGTGCCGTGGGGTTGATCGAGCGGATATACGGCGTCTAGCGGGGCGCACCACACCCGGTGATTTGGGGTTACGAGATATTGAATTTTCCCCGTATTCACGCCGTGAAGCGGCCCCGAGTAGGGTTCAGCAATCAGGCGCTCAGCTTTGTGAAATTCTAGCCGCCCGTTGATTCGGCACGCCAGCTGGTCCGATTCTGTAAGCGCGTCAGCCCGCTTCCAGCCAGACGAGGTGAACACCTCGGCATCTCCGGTCAGGCACTCCGGCGTACGGATCGGGTCTAGCGCGCCGAAGTGCGTGGCGTGTGTCATGCGCGCATCCAGCGGAATTGCGCGGTCTGAGCCGATGCCGCCCTCGCCCAGAGAGGTCACTTTCACGGCGTGATCTAGGAGCTCTAGCGGGTTGATTCCGCTGGGAACTGCGGTCAGCGATGACGTAGTGACAAACTTCCTGATTGAATCAGAGAAAGGAGCCGGCCGTATCCCCTCACGAATTTTTTGTTTGCCCGTCATGGCCAGCCGCGCCTTCGGAGCCCAGGCCCGAGCTGTGAGCTTGATGCGCTCGGCTAGGAAGTCGTCGGCCGCGTGGAAGGTCTTGAAGGCCAGCGAGTCGGTGTCGTCGACTGCCGTTTTGCCGTTGTGCACCGCCAGGAGCTTCTTTGCCGCATCGAGCATCGCAACGTGTGTCACGGTGGCGTGCGGTTTGCCCAGCGTGTGCTCAGTGACCTCCGGGTCGAGGGTCGTCATCCCGTAGCGCTTCTTTACGACGTCGACCATGCCAGCGTGGGGCAACTTTGGATCGTAAAGGGCCGGGTGCTCCAGCTTCTGGTAGAGCTTGCGTATTGCCGCCTCGGCGTGCTTGCCGTGCTCTTTCTCGTTCTCCCGAGCTACGCCCTCGCCGAGGTGCTTAGCGATTTCATCATGCGTAACGCCCATCCCGCGCAGAGCGCCGTAGAGCGGGATGTTGCTGGTGCCGTATTGCAGATGGAAGGTGCCCTTCGACGGGTTGAAACCGATGTCGAAGTTCTTGCCCTTGCCGAGGTTGAAGGCGGTATGTAGCTCGCCATTTTCCGAGCGCTGGGTGTAGACCCCCGGCTTGCGGCGGATCTGATTTGCGAACTGGTACTCGTTGCCGTCGGCGACGATTGTATGCCGATCAGTCATGTAGGGGACGTGGGCCAAAGTAAAGTCTTTGGCTTCGTCGATCACGCGGCCGTCAGCGCCCTTTAGAACCAGAGTCCCTTTCACCGCGTTCTGTAGCGAGCCGCCGCTGAGAAGCGCCTTTTTTTGCTCCTCTGACGAGTACGTGCGGTCGTGCACTTTGACGTCTTTGACCTCTAGCGTTCGACCTTTTAAGTCGAGAGGAAATACCGACGTGAGCGCGCCCGTGACTTTCTGATGGATCTTGTTTCGGAGTGTCGGCGCGTCTGTCAGTACTGAGGTGAGCTCGCTCATGGTGTCAAAATTCTAGCGTGGTTTGCTGGTAGAAGCTACGCGCCCCCACTGTGGCGCAGAAGGATTGGGATATGGTCATTCGTGCAGTTCTCTGGTTCGTCATCAACATCGCCCCGCAGGTGGTGTGAGATGGCGACGACGAACCGAGAGATTCTTCGCGAGATCCGAAAGGATCGGCGCGAAGACAAGTGGTCCGCGTTCTTCGCGGACCACGAGGGCTTCCAGGTCGAGGAGACCTGGGAGGCTTCGGTCGAGGCCCTCCTCGGGAACCGAGAGGTTCCTGAGGAGCCCGCTGATTAGCGGGTAACCTGAGGGGGAGTCAGAGGCGTGGAAACGCCTCTGACTCTTCTTTTTTGTCTTTAGCTGTCGGCTCGCCCCATTCAATCAGCGCTTGCACCACGCCGGTCTTCAAGGTGTCAACCGCGCGCTTGATGAGCTGAACTTCGCCCTGTGCGATGCGGTTTACGAGCGCGATATACTCGGCGTTCTCGTTATGCGGACAGACGTAATCTTCGTCGTCCGGCATATTGAGCTCAGGGTCTTCCCACACGCCGTCCGCGTTCTTCTTCGGGCGAAATGCTTTCTGGCACCGATGACACTCTTGCCACGGCCGGAACACAGTAAACACACGGCACTGGTAGAGAAATCTGGCTTTCTTTTTTGCCGCAGGGTTGAACTTATCGAGCTCTGATTCTAAACCGCCAAACCGGCTTTCTAAGCGGTCGCCGCCCTGCGCGCGGTCAATAAACTTTCCGAAGTCGTCACTCATGATTAGCCGCCTTGTGCTTGGGCCCGCGCGGCCTGGTTCTGATCCTGCTGCATCTGCTCAAGCCGCTCGCGAACAACCGACGCCATGATGAGGTCTTCGTTCTTGAGCGAGTCCATGCGCGACCGGCGAGACCCTGCATCGAGGCCGGCCATCTCCTGCGCGATCTGGTCGGCCTGCGCGATGATCGCTTGCTGGTCGTATTGCGTTCCGCCTTGCGACATCTGCGCCTTGTTGGCGGCCTGCTGTGAGAGCGAGTTTTGTAGCTTTTTCTGCGCGGCTTCCAGAGCCATCTGGGCCTTTTGCTCAGCTAGCATGTCTTCCATTTTTTGTTTGCGCTCGTGCTCCCAGTCGATGCCGAGGATCTCGCCGATCTTCGTGTCGCTAATCTTGCCGCTCTGCCAGAGCTGCATGTAGATCTGCTTGTTCTCGACGTCATCGATCAGCTTGAACTCCGCCAATCGCATCGGGATGCTGGCCCAACCGAGGAACTTGGCGCACTTATTTTCAATCCACTGGGTCAGCCCATTTAAGTCTTCGATGTGCGTCTGTAGCTGGTTCTCGATCATGCGCAGCGTCACCTCGCCGCGCGTTTGACCTAGCCCGCCCGAGAGAAACTCCATGGGCACGCCCATCGAGATGACGATGTTTTTCTCAGCCTCCTGCAGCTCACCGAGCGTAAGCATCCCGCGACCGTCGCCGCCGATATTTTGCACACCGATGGGGATCGGCGAGAATTGCATGCGGAGCGGGTCTTTGCGGAAAAGCTTGTAGTTTTTATCTAACTCTTGTCGCCACTCTTGCAGGTTCAGCTGAAGGATTGGATCGCCGCTACCTGACGCGGCTTGCGGGTGGACGACGCGGAACGGCGTAATGTGCTCAAGCGCAATCGCCTCATTAGCCCGACGAAGGATTGCGGCGAACAGGAACAGCTTGATGGCGCTGGTGATCGGCGGGAAGCCCCACTGGGACTCGACGCCGGCGGGCCCAGGCACCTTCAGGTGATAGAGCTGGCCCTCGGCGAACTTGAAGGTCTTCTTGGCCTTCATCGCTCGCAGCATCTCCATCGGCATCGTGCCGATGAGGTGCTTGTTGCCCTCCTTGACTTGTTGCACGAGCGTACGCGGGATCGTGTAGTAGTAGACGCTCTGCCCTGTCACCGGGTTGTGGTCAATGTCGATCAGCTTCGGGTCCCAGCGGATCAGGTTGATCTTTGTGGCATCAATCAGCTTCTCGTCTTCTACTTCAGCGATCGCGTCGGCTTGGCATTTACGGCATTTCAGCTTAAATGCCGTTTGTTGCTCAAGGTACTTATAGTCAGCAACCTTAGCGTCTTCTTTCGTCCCGCAGCTCTTGCACTTTAGCCAGCGCTTAATCGGCTCAAAGACAGATACGAAGGCGTTTCCGTAAATCCACTTGTCGAAGGAGACCTGGGTCATAAACCCTTTGAGATTTACTTTTTTCTCAAAAAGCTCTTGGTGCCGCTGCTTCTCATTAGGCGACGTGGTGTCGTAAACGAATGAGGTGATCGGGTACTCCCCGAACTTACGGACCACACCGTAGATGTGTGCCGAGTTGAACGCTAGGTACTCGGCCCACTTGAATAGGTCCTTGAGCTTTCGGGGTACGAACCCTGTGAGGTAATCGAAGACGGGGTTTGGGTGATTAGCCCCATTCAACGTCGTCGACTCAGCGGGATTGGACGTGTCGAGCGAAAACGAGGTGGTCATGGAAACCTACGAGGAGGTTGAATGAAGATCTTCGGAACGCATCTTAATCTTACGCCCGTCTTTCGGATCACGCCCGATAGCCCGGCGCCTGAGCCGTGGGTTCGAGTCACTGGTGCGGCGCAGATCGGCAAAGATTGGTTTTTCCCGGCATATTACCCGTCCGGGCTCGCCGTCATACACGATTTGCGCATTTTAGCGCCCGACGTCAAGTTTGACGAATCTGCGCTACCGCACCGCCAAGCGCTCAAAGACGCAGATACGCTGTGGCGAAGAGCTCAAGCCGATTTTGCGGCTCATCGGGATTTACCGCTTCCCGAGGGTATCGACTTCCCCGCCGGCTTTGAGCCCTATCA